AGGGGCCGTGTTGAAGCGCAGGTTGTAGCCCGTGTCCGCAGTCGTCCCGCAGTCGATGACGAGCGCGAGGTTGCGGTCGATGACCCCGACCGTGTTCGCGGCGGGCGTGTTGACCTGCGTGACGCTCCAGCCAAGCGTCCCGAGGTTCGTCCCCGCCTGCGAGGTCGTACACTCCTCGCCGAAATCCTCGAACCACACCTTGTAGGGCGAGGCTGCGCGGGCAATCACGTCTGCGGGGATGTCCTCGAACAGGCCCGAGAACGAGCTATTCGACCCCAGGATCGGGCCCGCCCAATGGGAGCCACCGCCGATCGGCATTGCGGATTCCTCCGCGTCGGCTGGCGATCCGCTCGCTACCCCCCTAGCTGGGGCGGCCGACGCTGTGTGGGAGTGCTAGGCGAAGTTCGATCCGATGTGTCCCCGCCACTCGCCGATCGCCGCATGGGCTCGGTAGCCCGCCCAATGCAGCTGGTCGAAGGTCACCGAGTCGCGCCCGCGCTCGAAGAAGAGCGGCGCTCGGTCGTACCACTTGAGCGCCTCCTTCTGGCCCGAGGAGTGGACCGACCATGCCGTCTGGCTGGTCAGGTACGGCACCCCCTGGTCCTCCACCGGGGTGATGCCCGAGCGGGTCGAGGCGACGGTCGATCGGTCGTTGTCGCTCGAACTCGTGCGGTACTCGGTGTTGAGGAGCGTGTACGCGGTGTGCTGGAGGTTCGGGTGGTAGAGCAGCTTGCGGAGCATGACGTTCAGCTGCCGCCCCTCCTCCGAGAGCGTGGTCCTGGCGGCGTTCATGGCAGCCTCCAGGCCCGCGATGCCCAGCGCCAGGGCGGGGTTCAGAGCGTTGCTCTGCGTCCCTACCCCGGGGCGAAGGCTCGTATGCGCCGTGTTGTAGAGCGACAGCGCGTCGAGGCCCAGGAAGGTAGCCCCGAGGAAGCCGTCGTTCTCCAGCGCCCACGCAGTCCGCTCCATGTGGTCGCGCGCCGCGTCGCCCAGGTCGGAAGGCATCTGGTCGAGGATGTTCCACTGGTCGTCCTCGATTGCCTCCCAGGTGGCCCGATAGCCAAGGGCGAACACGGTGTGGGCCGAGCGCCGCCGCACTCCCTCGATCGGGTCGTCGAATGCGACCGGGCCGCCCTCGTTCTTCTGCTGGAAGGTCCCGAAGCCCGCCGCCCGGATGCGGTCCTCGAACCGCTTGGTGGACGGCTGCCGACGGAACAGCATCGGAAACATCAGCGGAAGCTGCGTGAAGTTTTTGAAGAACCACTCCTTCGAGCGAGTCTCCATCGCCTCCGCGAAGTTGGCCGAAAAGGTCGTCATGGCTCTCTCCTACTCCCGGGGGCCTACTAGGTGTTCTGTCCGACGACGAAGAACACGCAGGTTCCACCGCTCTCGGCCGTATCTCGGCCGTTCGCATCGAGCTTGCGCAGCAGCTTGAGGCCGGTCGATCCGGTATCGACCGCGAACGTCCCGTTCTCTCCGTCGTTCGTGACGCCCGTGGCGGTGTTGTCCCGCCAGAGGCCCACCGTGTCGCCGACGAGGATCGCGTCCTTCTGCGCGCTGGTGAGCAGCGTGTCCGATCCCGTCACCACGTTGCGCGTGATGAAGGTCCCGGCATCCGGCCCCGTCAGCGGGTAGACCGCCACGAGTGCAGCCGGGGCCGCGGTGCCCGACGCGATGCCGCGGAACTCCAGAACTGCCTGCGAGCTTTCGGCTGCGATGTAGTGGTTCGTGGTCACGGCCTCGACGCCATCGGCGATCACGTCGATGTCGCCAGCCGCCACGTTCTGGAGAAGAACCTCGCCCTCCCGCCAGGACGTGTCCGCCGTGTTGAAGGTCGAGCTAGCGCCCACCGGGAAGTGCAGCACCTTGGTGTGCCCGCCCATCGGCGACTCGAACGGTCGAATGTCGTACCGGGCCATCAGATGTCCTCCTCGCGAACGATGCCCCTCGGCGTCAGGTGCTCCAGCACCGTGTCGCCCTCCACCAGATACGTTCCGTGGTCACGGGTCGCGAACCGGGTGGGCAGGTGCCCACGATCCGATCGCCCCGTAGCGAACTCTTCCTGGGAGACGGCCTCCAGATAGCCAAGCCCCGCAGGCCCCAGCTGGGCGCGGTTGGCTTCGGCCTGCTCCTCCATGAGCCGCCGGAAGTTCTCTTCCGAGGTCACGAGGTGGATGTACTCCGGGTACAGGCTCTCGGACGAGTCGATCGGCGTCGGCACGTCGGACATATATTCCGACAGCACCTCGGACGCCATGCGTCCATCGACCTCGGGATCAGCGATCCACCAACCGCGCTGCCGCGCGGCAAGGATGTCGCGGCGCGTCCCGTGCTGGTGGACGGTCCCTGGGCGCGGGTTCACGATGTTGAACCCGCTGAACTGTCCCTTGTGGTTTCCGACGACGCGCTGGTTGGGAATCGAATGGTCGATGTTCCCGTCGCGTCGAAGCGGTCGAAGGTTCGACCGATCCCCACCTCCGCTCATGCCCATCGGGCACTCCTGCGAAGGCTCTTCCCCCGGAAGCCTTATGGCGTTGAGCTATCCGCGCTCGCCGCCGTACATCTTGAGGGTGTCGGGATCGGCCCCAACCGCTTTCAGGTATTGTACGATGCTCGTTCGGTGGCGTCCAGGGCCACTCTCGGTGCCGGTGTGGTAGAGCTTGGCAAAGTGCTTCCGGTCGATGTTCTCCCCGGTTGCCCGCTCCACGTCCCGCAGGAAGCCCTCGGCATCGTCCGGGATCTCTTCCTGCGGGTTGCCCACCCGTAGCCGGGGGACTCCCCCCGCAGGCAGGAAGTGGGAGACGCCCCTGGCCCGCGCCGTGGACTCCAACGCCTTGCGGCGCTCCAGCAGCCTCGGGAAGTTGTCGCCACCGTATAGACGGTTCACGAGCGCCTCCATCGTGGCAGGATCTGCCATCGCGCGTGGGTTTGCAACACGCAACTGGTTGAGGTCCTTCTCCAGCTGGGGGCGGAACACCTCATTGAAGGTCCCCTCCCCGAACTCCGAGTCCACCCGCATCTCATGGCCGGTCAGCAGCTGCTTGCTCGCGGTATCGAGCACCTGGAGCACCGCCGGGTTGAGTGTCTCGCTGGCCGCCTTGCGGAAGGTGTCGGCCGCGATCCGCTCCATCACCCCTTGCGGGTTCGTGGCGAAGTCGTTGAGGAAGTCCTCGCTCGATCGCGGCGGGGCCTGCTGCGGAGCCGTGGTCAGCCGCGTGGCCGCATCCCTCACCGTGTTGGTGAGTTCGGCCATCGCCATCTCCAGTCGATCCATCCGGTTGCCCGCATCCGCATCCCGGGCGGCCTGCTGGGGGTCCACTTCCGGCGTCGGCTGAGGCTCCGGTGCCTCGCCCTCGTTCAGGATCGGGTGATTCATTCCTCTTCCTCCGGGAGCCCATCCGACTCCATGTAGGGCGATCCGCCGCCCTGCTCTTCCTTCGGCTCGGTCAGGCCCAGCTTCTCCCGGGCTTGGGTGGCGTAACGCTCCAGCATCGCGCCGTTCAGGAACTCCTCCAGGAAGCGGTAGACCCCGCGGTGCTCCAGCCGAAGCTCCGGGTCATTGGAGAACGCCGCCTCCCGTAAATGGTGCGCCTTCTCTGCCTCCAACACCGTTCGGAGCGCCGACAGCGACTCCTGCCGCAGAGACAGAGCCGCCACCTCCACCAGCCGCCCCTCCTGCACCATTCCTGCCGGGCGCGTTAGGTCCAGCGGCTTCACGGACGAACTGCTGGAAGGCGTTTCGGGAATCGACCCCGAGTTGGTTGAGTTCGACAAGATACCGTTCCCCCTGATCCACGTTGCTGGCGTCCAGGAACCGCTCCAGCAAGTCCCCCATAGCATCCATGAGCTTCGCCCACACGGCCTTGGTCCTCGGGCTCGCCTGCGGAGCATCGAGGATCTGCGCACCCTGGGCCACCAGCGCACCATAGTTCTGGTATGCCTGCGCCGTCATCAGGGTCCGCTGCATCGCAGTATCCGGGTTCTCCGTGCGCGAGATAGCGGCCACGTCGAACCAGTAGTTTCCCGGAATCGGCTCGTCCGGGAACAAGTACTCTCCGATCGCCGCAGCATCCTCCTGACCAAGCACCAACTGGAGCTTCCCGTCTTCGTTGTTCTCGAACTGCTGATCGAGGATCGCGATGGCTTCGCCCATCCGCGAGATTTCCTCTTGCAGAATCACGTCGGTCCCGGCCGACATCACGTTCACCTGCTCCAACAGCGCGAGCGTGCTCGTGGCGGGCGCGGGGTGTCCACCCGACCGAGTGTCCCGCCCCAGCAACGGATCGCTCTGCCCCACCCAGCGTTCCGCCATGGTCTGCGCCGCTGTCATCAGCGGAAGGTCCTGCTGGACGTGGCTGGGAAAGTTCAGCGCAGCGATCTCACCCATGTCGTCCACGAGCATCAGCTTGCTCGGGTCCATCGGCGTCTTCGTGTGCCTAGCGTTCCTCGTGACGCCCCACATCGCGTTCGAGCGCGTCCGCGCATCGAGCGACTGATTCCACACCGTCGTCTGGATCAGCTGGAGCATCTCCAGCCGCTTCGCCACGCCACGCCCAGCACGGAACTTGAAATCCACGAACGGCTTGTACGGGAGCAGATACGGCATCCCGACCAGCCGCAGGAGCTTGCCCGTCTGCATGTGAAGGTGCGCGACGAGAGGGACCTGCATCCCCCCCATCGACTCGTCTCCGGGGACCTCGAAGCGACCGCCCAGCATCGACCAGTCGATCCACACTTCACGGACATCGTGCAACTCGTTCGACAGCGGGTCGATCGCCTGATCGTTCAGGTCGAGCTTCGTCTTCTCGATCTGAATGGCATCCCCTTCGTCGATGCCGGGGAACTTCCTGACGTAATCGACCGCCGCCTTGTCCCACGCTTCGTCTAGGTTCGCCATGTCGCGGAGCGTGGTCCACGCATAGTGATGGGTCCGCGCCACGATCGGAGCATCTCCGATGCGGTAACGCAGATCCCACAGCAGGTGCTCGCGCGGGACGTGCTCGATCATCGGACCACGCGCGAAGGTCACCGGCATCTGCTTGAGCCTGGGACGCTTGCCAGGAGGAGTCCTCCCGAACCACATCGGGCGCACATCCCGGCGGTAGTGGATCGCCGCGCAGCCACGGCCCGTGACGTAGGTTTCGAGCAGCTGATCCATCAGGACGTGCTTGATGGAGAAGTCGTTTCCGTTCGCCTGCCAGTTGATGTACCGCTTCATGTTCATGGCGATCTTGCGGCGGTACTCATTCTCGGACTCGATCAGCCAGTAGGTCGGAGCCGCAGCGGTCGCCTGGGCGAGCGAGCGGCTGGTGAGCGCGTCGCAGGCAATCCCGATCATCGGCACCACGACGTTGGAGGCACCGACGAAGGGAAAGTTCTTCTCCTTCATCTTCGGGATCGCCTCGTACCACTTCCACCAGATGGAGACGGCCTTCATCATCGGGGACAGTTCTTTTTCGAGGTCG